TAAAATAGTGCATATTGATAGAGATAATGATTTCTGCGAGAAGCTAATTGAAAAGGTAGAACTTGCTACAATCTATGTAAATAACATTTTAAATATAATCAATGGGTAACTATAAAATAACTCCTCCGGTCGGCACTTTGCACGTTTACGTTGATGGAAGATTGGTCAAAAGCAAAGTACATAATACAAGATACAATCGCGAATGCTATGCAACTGGAATGATTGTAAAATATACCGATAGCATTATAGATTTCGTTTTTAACGATGGCATAAGGGAAATACATATGTTTACTTATGATCCTAAAGCAGCCATAATAAAACGAGTACACGAAATACCAAGCTATACTAAAGATGGCATTGAGTATTTTGATGACGCTAAATTCTGTCAATGGTATAATCTTGGAGATGCAATTCCTAATAAATTAATTTTACAACCAGCTTCACTAACCTTAAAATAAACAACTATGACTCACTATGAAATCTCCGTAGCTAAAAAAGTAGCTAAATTTATCAAGTCAAATAAAAAAATAACTAACAATGACTTGAGAGCCTTAATGATGCAAGAGCACTCTATTCACTTGAGCCAAATCCAAATGCGTAGAATAATTAATTATCTTCGTACAGAGGGGATAGTTAAAAACCTTGCAGCAGATTGGGAAGGGTATTGGATAGAAAAAGACCAGCTCAAAGTAATGAAGTATATAAAATCTTTAGAATTAAGAGCCAAGTCAATAATGCAAGTAGCAACTAAAATGAGAAAAGCATTGTGAAATATAAACTCCTAAAGGATATAAAAAGCAATAGAATGGTAGATAAAAAGGTATTTAAGTTATATGGTGCTAAAGATGAAATAGTAGAATTAATAGCAGAACATGGAGAAGTTTATATCGTTCAAGGTAAAAAAGAAAAATTCTCAGTAAAAAAAGAATTTTTAAAGGAAATTTAGTTATATTTGCTTGTTCATAGTTGATTTACCGGTAGTGTAAAAGCTGCCGGTAATTTCTAAAGAACTACTATTTATTAATGAAACATAATCTGTCGCATAGATTATTAAACTTATTAACTGGCTTTTTAACGATAGAGAATGCGACTCTCTTGACTTATTAAGCCAATTTTATTTTATGCTAATTAAACAATTATTCAGCCAAAATGCACATTGGCAAATTAATAAGGACTTCGCTCGTGTATATGGGTTAGAAGCTGCTATATTAATATCCGACCTGGTAGACAAATGGATCTACTTTGAATGCAACGAGTGGTTTTTTAACACTTCCGAGAATATAGAACGAGATACTACATTAAGCTATCATAAGCAAAAGGAGGCTCTTAAAATATTGGTATCTAATGGGTTTATAGAAACTTCTTTACAAGGAATACCGGCAAAACTACATTTTAAGATAATTGAAAGCAAGATTTTAAATTTTTTCAATACTGGTTTTAAAAAAACTTCAAAACAAGATGTTAAAGAATTTAATACTAATAAGAATAAAGTAATAACAATAAAGAATAATAATAAAGATAAGGCGGAAGGATCCGCAAACTTTATAAAGATGAAAGAAGTTTATTTTAATTTTTATGAAAGTTTATTTAACTTTAAACCAACGTTCCAGGCAATAGATGGGAAGATGATTAAAGAGATAGAGGCTAAAATTATAAATATCTGTAATCAAAAATCGCTTGTTATTACTGAAAAATTAGTTGTTGGCAGCTTTACAAAAGTTTTAGATTACGCTTCAAAAGACAAATGGTTAAAAGAAAACTTTTTACTTAAAAATATAAATTCACAATTCAACAAAATTATCAACTATGGAACAAAACAAGAAGGGCAAAGAATTGAGCTTGACGAAGAAATCGCAAAGTATTTCGGTTAATCACGCACCAGCTGATTTTAGTCATACAAAAACTTTAGTCCAATTATCAAAAGAATTAGGAGTAGAAAAGATTTATTCCGGAGTGGCTGCTCAATTAAGCAACTTTTTAAACTACATAGGTTGCGAATGGAATAATGCTCAAAAGCAAGATGTAGTTGAGCTTATTTGCAATAATTATGCCAATCTAACTGCTGAACAATGGAAGCTCTTTTATGTAAAGGCTAAAACCGGCACTTTTGGAGATATATACGGAAAGTTAAGTCCAATTGCTTTTATGAAATGGGTAAATACTTATGCAGCCGAGTGCGATTATGCAAACGAGCAATTTAAGATACAAAAGGATAGACAAATAAACGAAGTAAGCGAAGATATACCGGTTATAGACGGCTATTTTGAAAAGCTAATAGAATGTATCAACCAAGTAGCAAACAAACCAGAAACAGACAACAAATCGCAAAGAATAGCAGAGAAAAGAGCTGAATGGGAAGCTAACTTTAAAAACTATTTCAACAAATGATAAAAGATGAACATACACTACAGGTGGCTTGTGTAAATTGGTTTAGGCTACAATATCCAAGAGAATTAATTTATGCCACTCCGAATGGGGGTTTTCGCCATTACAGTACTGCAAGAAGATTGAAAGCAGAGGGCGTTGTTCCTGGAATTTTGGATTTATTTATTCCGACTCCAATGGGCGAATATCATGGACTATATATTGAAATGAAATACGGATATAATAAACCAAGCGAAGCTCAAAAGAAAATAATGGCTTATCTAACTAAAAAAGGTTACTTGTGTGCAGTATGCTGGAATTTAGATGAATTCATGCAAACTATTAACAATTATTACAAATTGTGAATAAAAAACCTAATAAAATAATTTTAACTAACAAAAAACCTTAATTTTACACTATGGCAGCGAAAACAACAGATGCTTTTTACTTTGCAAAGGCTTTACTTTATGCTAAATTAAGTAGAGATTACTTTGATTTCATAATTACAGAAACCGGAGCAACTTACGGAGCTAAACAAACTTTAAAGGGTTATACTGGTAGATTGGATTGGATTAATAGAGATTTGCTTATGAAAATAACTCATGAAGATTTTAGAAAAATGTATGAGATTGATTTAGCAAATGCCGGAGCTATTGATAGTATGGCTAACAACTATGTAATTCTAAACGAAGAGAACAGAGCAAAACTTGAGGAATATTCCGAACAACTAATAAAAGAACAAAAAAATGTCAGCACTAATTAATTTCAGCCTAAAGCAAGAAGATGGTACATATAAGTACTATACCGCATCTATTAACGATGAGCAAGATAAATATGGCAATAATGTTGCTATAAGTTTACAACAAACAAAAGAGCAAAGAGAAGCTAAAGAGAAAAGGGTTTATGTGGGCAATGGGAAAGTGGCTTGGACTAATGGGAAAATAGAGGTTGCAACTAAAAAAGAAGATTTACCTTTCTAATGAATAAGCAAGAACAACTACAATTTGCAAGAGATATATTCAAGGATATATTAGACCTTTTGGAAAGCAAAGGTGATGACTATGCAAACGAAGATAGATTAAGCAATTTTAAGGAAACTGGAATGTTATGTGGTACTACTGCATTCCAGGTTTGCCTTAATCAAATAGGAATTAAAATATCAAGAATTGTCAATTTAATTGGCAAAGAGGCAAGAAACGAGAGTATGAAAGATAGCTTACAAGACCTTATAACATATTCTTTAATTTTGTCAATGATCCACGAAGATGAGGCAGCAGATAATAACTGACCTTTATAATTCAAGAGAATTAAAAGATGTAATCTCTAAAATGCAGCCGGAGCATTTACGAGATGAATTGCTATCCGAGGTAATGTTAGTAGTATGTAATCTTCCAGAAGAGAGATTATTCCAAATGAATAATGATGGGTATCTCAAATTCTATGTTATTCGCACCATTTTAAACATGATTAAGTCCAATGATAGTACATTCCATAATAAATTTAGAAAAGTTTATGAGGAAGTACCTAATATTGTAGAAACTCCAAGTGATTTTGAGATAATGGAGGCAAAGTTTGAAAAGGTGGAGGAATTTCACGATAAACTACCATTCTACGAGAACAACCTACTTAAATACTATTTAAAATATAATTGCAAAGCTAAAAAGTTGAGCAATGATACCGGCATACCGGTACGAAGTATTTATGAAACTATCTCTAAAATCAAAAGAAAAGCCAAAATGAGCGACTTATTTAATGAGAAAATCAAATTCACTATTGAGTGCGAAATAGACGTTCCTAAAGAATGGGACATTGACCAGATACTTGATGAGCTGGATAAGGTATTCAAAAAAGTACAAGAAAATAAAGAAAACAAATTTACTCCTATATGCTACAAAATATCATAGCAACTTTGATCGTAATGGTAGTATGGTTTGAAATCTACCAAGTCCCAAGCTGGAATAAATATTTAAAAAAGAAGCCATTTGGTTGTGAATATTGTCTTCCGGTGTATGCTTATTTAATAATTTCACTTTTGCCTATTTATATTAAAGAGATTATAATAGGTGCATTCCTTTCAGTAATCTTATTTCAATTAATCATAAAATTTATAAGAAAATGACACAAGAAGAATTAGATTTTTTATTTGTTACCCAATTAGATAACTCAATCAGCATTCAGTATGAAGTATTGAGAAACCTAACTCAACCAGTATTTGAGCAGTATAAAGAAATCCACAATAAGTATATCTATGAAAGTAATGATAGAAATAATTGTGGAAGCTGCGTTTTTGAACTTGTAAACCGAGTATATAATTATGCCAATAAATATAAAGAAAGCCTTAAAGTCGCTGAACAACCGAGTGAAGCACCTAATCAAGACAGTACGAATGGTAAGAAATCTAAAAAGAAAGTAGATGCCGGTAGCAATCTATAAAATAACAAGTCCATCAAATAATATATATATTGGGCAAAGTTGGGATTTTGATAAAAGAAAGTATCAATATTCTAAATATAGTTGCAAAAATCAAGCATTTTTATATAGTTCTTTGAATAAATATGGATTTGAAAGTCACGATATTGAAATAGTTGCAGAACTTCCTAATGATATTGATCAAAAAACTTTAAATATTTATGAAAGTATTTATTATGAGTTTTATTTAGATGCTGGGTATAAAATGATGAATTTAAGGACACCAAATGAAATAGGTGGAGGGAAAATGTCTAATGAGTCAAGAAGAAGATTGAGTGAAGCAAAAAAGGGTTATGTAATAACAGAAGAAACAAGGAGAAAATTGTCTGCAGCTTTAAAAAATAGACCTAAAGCAGTTATGACTGATGATGTTAAAAAGAAAATATCAATATCAAAATTAGGGACAAGGCATACTGAAGAAAGCAAAATGATGATTAAGAAAAATAATAAGATGAAAAAAATGGTTACTGATTTAGTAACTGGAAAAACTTATGACTCAGCTTTAGATGCATCAAAGGAATTAAAAATTAATTATCAAACTATAATTTCTTATTTAAATGGGAGAAGAACTAATAAAACTAATTTAAGATATGCCAATATATAAATGTGCATCAAATGGTAAATATAGGATAGGCAATGGCTCTTGCATATATACAAATAAAGCTCAAGCCGAGAAAGTATATCGTGCAATCCTGGCTCAAGGGGAATTTGCTACTAAAATAGTAAGTTTTGATTTTGATGACACTTTAAGCACTACTAAAGGTCAAGAGAAAGCAAAGCAACTATTAGCAGAGAATTACCGAGTATTAATCATTACTGCAAGACAGAGCAAGGATAGTAGAGAGGTTTATGATGTGGCAGATAAGCTCGGAATAAGAAGAAGCGATATATACTTTACCAATGGAAAGAACAAGTGGGAAACAGTCAAAAGATTGGGAGTAGCTATCCATTACGATAACAACCAGGAGCAAATAGATTTAATAAACAAAATGACTAAAACAGAGGGTAAACTCTTTAAATAAACAAAAATGATAAAACTAACTACGATCAAATCAAATCCGAACAATCCAAGAGTAATCCGTGATGAAAAATTTAAAAAACTTGTTAAAAGCATAGAGGAATTCCCTAAAATGATGGCTCTGCGACCAATGGTGGTTAATGAGGATATGGTTGTTTTGGGTGGTAATATGCGTTTAAAGGCTTTAAAAGAATTAGGTTATAAAGAAGTTCCTAATGATTGGGTAAAGTCAGCTAAAGACCTTACAGAAGATGAAATAAGAAGATTTATTATTGCAGACAATGTAGGTTTTGGAGAGCACGATTGGGAAATGTTAGCTAATGAATGGGATGTAGATGAATTGAGCGATTGGGGTTTAGATATACCTGGGTTTGAGATTGCAGAGGAGTTAGAAGCTGAAGAAGATGATTTTGAAGTGCCGGATGAGATTACAACTGATATAGTTTTAGGGGATTTAATAGAAATAGGGGAACATAGGTTATTATGTGGGGATAGTACAAATATTCAAGATTTAGATAAATTAATTAATAAAAATAAAATTGAATTAATATTTACAGACCCTCCTTATGGCAATGGGAATAGCGGTAAATATGGTAGAGGTCAACTTGGGGTTAGAACTATTGCTAATGATGATACATTTGATTGTGTTAATGATTTTATAAATCTAAATATATGCGATAAATATGTATTTTTCCTACAATGGAGAACATTTAAAGAAGCTTTACAAACTTTAGAAAATAACAATTTAAGATTGCGTACTATTGCAGTATGGGATAAAAAGAATGCTGGTTTAAATGGAGCTGGAGGTATGAGTGAACAATGGGAAGCAATTATAGTAGCTGGAGAAGTTGAATATTCAAAATTTGGTGGCAATGTATTCAATATAAGTAGGGAGCAAAAGAAAAGAATAGACAGCCCACATCCACATCAAAAGCCAATTCAACTATTAAGCGAAATATTTGAATATTTTAATAAATACAAATTAATTTTAGATCCATTTTTAGGCTCTGGCTCTACAATGGTAGCTATGCACCAACTTAAAAGAAAATGCTACGGAATGGAGCTTGATCCTAAATATTGCCAAGTAATAGTAGACAGAATGAAAAAATTAGATCCAAGTTTAGTAATTAAGAGAAACGGACAAGTAATTTAATGCAAAAACACACAAAATTATACCTTGATTACTTCGGATATGATACCGGATCATTCATACCTTGTGAAGTATGTGGCACAAAGGCTACTGATATTCATCATATTGATTGTCGTGGTATGGGTGGCACGAAAAAGGAAGATACAATAGAAAATCTCCAGGCTTTATGTAGAATTTGCCACATTCGCTACGGAGATAAAAAGAATTATAAGGACTTCTTAAAAGAAACACATAAAAAAGTAATAGAATATCATAAATAACTATGGAGCAAACACCAGTCGAATTCTTACAATCATTCATGGAGCAAAATAGATACTTCATAGGTAATGATTTACTAATAGCATTCATAAAGGCTCAACAAATACACGAGCACCAAGTTAAAACTGCATACATTGAGAGTAATAGCTACCAATCTGCAGAGCAATACTTTAACGAAAAGTTTAATAGATAATGGGAAGGCAATCAGCAGTAGATTGGTTAATTGATGAAATGTTTAAACAAGGGTATTTTTATGGAAATAAACCTTTATCATATACAAATCTTGACCATTTGCAAAATGAAGCAAGAAAGATAGAAATTGAGCAACAAAACAGATTGATTGATATGGCTTTAGATGCTTTTGTTATGATAAATAATTTAGAAACAAATAAGAGAAATGGCTAACGAACAGAATTTAAGACCAGCTAAAAAAGGAGAGGTAAGAAATCCTAATGGCAGACCAAGAAAGTTTGTATCGGCTTTAAAAGAGCAAGGGTACAAAATGAGCGAGGTAAACGATGCTATCCAGGTACTTATGTCTATGACTCTTGAAGAGTTGGCAGATACCTTTAAAAATCCAAATGCAACGATATTAGAAAAGACAG